ACCATTAATAGTAAATGTTAATGTTTCTACCTCTTCAACTTGACTATCTTCTGCTATACCAACTGTTACGAAAGATTTCCCATCATTAACTACACAAGATCCATATAATTCTCCACCAATAATATCTTGAGAAGTAATATTGGGTCCACTAAGAGTCCAGTAAAGAACAGTACCATTTTCTACATTGGTAGTAGAAATAGTATATATTACAAATTCATCTTCAGGTACGGTAGTTCTATTAGCAGCAACAGCATATGTTGCTGATGTTCCCACTTCTTCCACCTCTTCATCAACAGGCCAATCAACAAGATCTATTAATGTACCAGGATCTGATGGTTTTGGTGTATAAGGATCACCCTTCTCTTTAATCCGTTTCTCTATAATAGTACACTTACCAAGATTTTTAATAAAATTAATTCCTATCTTACTACCTGCTCCAGGAGTACTCTTCTTAAGATATACAAAGAAATCTTCTTCTAATTCCGATTCAGCATTATACAAAGTTCTTATTTCAATTTCTTTAGTAGTCTCATAAGGAGCAAATCCAACAATACCATCATCTGCAACATAATCTACACCAGAAGTAGCAGTACCTTGCTCTTTAAGTGTCTTCCATGTACAAGATGATGCTATATCTGTATATCCACTTCTAGTAACTGTAAATTTAGCAAAATCTCCTTCAGTTACCGTAATATCATCTATAGAATATCTAATTTTTCGTTTTTCTGGTATAGATCCACCTCCATTTGGTAATGGTAATCCACCAGTAAATCCAACAGTAGTAACTGTTAATGGTTTACCAGTATATGCTTCATCACAAACATACTGATTATAATCTTCTCCAGTTGAAGGAGATAAATTATCAATACTATCTAATAAATTATCTAACCAATTTTTATCTTCTTCATCTGCATCTGTTTCATCAACTTTAACACCATCAACACATACCTTAGAATACTCCTGACATGTTCTATCAGGTCCAGTACAAGTAATACCTAAAAGATTAAGAATATAGTTTATAGCACCACCAATGATGTTAAGTGGAGCTGCAATTGCTCCTAAAATTGCTTGTAATGGTCCTAATATTGCATCTAATAGACCATTCAACAAATCAAACAATTTAGAGAGAATACCATTGACTAATGAATCAATCTGACAAGCAACGGAACGATAAATTTGCTCAACATAACTCATCAAAACATTAGTTAACCATTCCATCAAACGATCACCAATATCTGCCATTGAACATCCTAAGTCCTTCAGTAGTTTATTGAAGAACTTAGTAACTGGAGTTAATGCATTACCTTTATCATCAGGACGCATTATTGCTTCAGTAAGCCATTTTACTGCTTCCTTTAATTTACCTATTATAAATCCCTTAAGCTTAGCAATAAACTTCTTGATAACCGCCATCACCTTCTTAATATACTTTCTGGCAACACCCTTAGCATCAAAAAGTTTTCCTGTTACTCTATCAATAAGATACGTACCTATCTTTCCATTATTATTCTGAACTTCTGCTAGAAATTCTGCAATATAAAATTTTAAATCCTTCTTAAAGTCTACCTTATCACATTTCTCTGCTACACTCTGACACCAATTCTCATCTTTAATTACAGTTAAAGTATTACGGCCAGGTTGTGTCTCTGATTGAACTTCATCACTACCAGTAACTATAGAACCAGTATGTAAAACACCAGTAGTTCTATTAAGATTTTTGAAATCTGCCTTGGCAATTTCTTCACCATCTGCATTCTCTGGTGATGGAGTACCTTCACTACCATCAATCATATCATCACTAGGAATTGCCGTAGTGAATGGATAATCATCAGGTCTTTGATATACTACTGTACTTGTAGCACCTGGGGTCTGTCCTATAGACCCCATGATTATTGGTTTTTGTCTATCTGGATCAAGATAGAATCCAATCACCCAACATCCCTTCTGTAACTGTGGATGTGCTCCAGCAGTATTACCAGGCATAAAAGGAACATTAACTGGCATCATTACCTGACACCAAGGAAGTTCTGCTGTTGGTAAAGTTTCAGGATCTTTAGGATGATCTCCTACTATTCTAACTTTGTACCTAGCACCACCTTTAACGTCTTTATCAAGATGGTGTAAGGCAGATTCCTCCACCTGACCAACCCACCAGTTGAATCCGTCATTACCAACTCTATTGGTTGGTATCAGTTGTGATGCTAATTGATCCATTAATTACTCGTCATATACTCTACATTCAAAAGCATCAGGATGATTATCGCAATACTGATCCAATTTCTTATCTTGATGTCTTAGATGATAATCATTAATACCTGTTTCAGGCTCTTCTCCTTTATGATACTCCTCATAATAAGCATGAGAAGTTTTTAAATCCTCTTCGGAATACTCATGTATGCCATGATTAGTATGCTCCTTATGATCCTTTGGATCTAGGTAAACTTCATGATCTAAATCGTGTTTGATTTGTGCCATAATTTTATTACGGTGGTAAGATTATTTATTGGCCATGGGTAGAAGTTCTATCCCTCATACCGTAAGAATCACGCATAAGTCTTAAGGTTGTGATAAAACGACCATTTGCATTTTCAAGTCTAGCGTATTCATGTGTAACCTCTTCAACGAGATACACTCCACTACTCTCTTTATCAAATGGTTCATCTTTTGTATCCTCTGCTGGCAATTTATTTGCCAATCTAAGATCAACTAAATCTCCTGCACAAATAGCAGAATTACCAGCGATCTGAACTGTAGCATATTGATTCCTCAAAAACTCATACCTTGTTAAAGCCTGAGTTGCATAATATTTCTGCCAATCAGCAAATTGAGTGGGATTTTGAGCACTTTCATCTTCTGGATTAGCTGGCCAACCTCCATTATACCACGATTCATGGTCAATGTAAACGGACATAATTCTTGATGGTACTCCTGTTAAATCATTTTGGTCATCTGACCAAATTACCTCAGCACTCTCTTGTCCTCCCAAATGAGCCATATTACCATAGTTATCAGCAGCATTGTAAAGAAATTCTTCATATTCACCTGTACTATGATTAAAGAATGCGATCATAGTACCATACTGACCCATTCTTAAGGATTCCAACACATCTAACTGTGATCCAAAACTAGCTTGTAATATATTAGACCTTTCATCTACTTCTGGTACATCATCTGTATTAGCAGTTCTTTCTATATACGGACCCCATGCAGAACTTACATAAGAATCTGATCTAAATTTAGATCCTTCTTCTGCAAGTAAAGTATCCACAGAGAAGAAATTATATCCTCTTCTATTCTCCCAAAAGAAATATCCAGCACTACCTTTAATAGTTTCAGTTATCTCTTGAGTAGTTCTGCCCCTTCTATTCTTAACTACCGTAGTATTTACTCCTTTCTCACCAACACTCTTCAAACAAACCTCTGTAATAAGATCAAATGGTCTCCTTCTTGAAGGAAGCATATTTAGTTGAAACCTAGAAACCTCTGTAAAAACATCCTTCTCTGTTTTTATATAATTTTCCATAAGATCAACTACAATAGAATCACTATGTCCTCTAAGTGGTTTACTTACTCTAATAGTCTCATTTTTAATGGCCTCACCAGAAATTAAACCCAATGTATATACTTGTTTCTGTCCTTTAGCAAATCTATTATTAATACTCCAGACTTTCATTTTATATACTATTGGATCCTCTTCAGAACTTGTTTTAAGTGTAATCCATATATTTTCTGTTCCTTGTATAGGTAATCCACTTAAAAGACCAGCACTATCAAGAATGGTCATAGTACCAGCAACAAATGGAGATGTAATACTCTCAACATAAGAAAAAGTTATTACAGTACCAGTCATGTCAACAGCACCAGGACCAGTTGATGTTCCAGCTGGCCATATCCTTACGTTCTCAACCTTGAAGTCTAAACTATTCTGAAATTGTTCATTGACTTCACTCATTATCTAATACTCCTTATTCTTAAATTAGAAAATACTTCAGTACCAGTATCTGCCATACTAATACCATTTAAGTATCCTGATGGTGTGGTTCCAGGTTGTCCACTGCCTTCACCTGACATTACGTTATTAACAACTATAGGATTATTTCCTGCCTGAACAATAGCTTGATCAGCTGATAACTGATTAAGATTATTTGCTGTTTCATTTCCAGTGTTTGTTACACTACCACCACCTGTTCCACTATTATTATTTGTTCCAGTATTATTTCCGCTTTCTGGAAGAATTACTTGCTCTTTAATAAGATAGTCTAATTGACCTTGCCAATTATTCTGCCAATCATCACCAACAGCAGATTTCATTGCAGCAAAATCTGAACCTTCCCAACCAAATAATCCACCTTCCATACTACCAACAAAACCAGAAGCATCATTGATTTTATTTGTCCAATTAATTGCATCGTTTGTTGAAATTCCTTGACTCTGTAAATATCTAAGTACTTGTTGTGGATCAACTGTTGGTTGATTCTCTCTCTTCCAATTTAACCATCTTGGACCCCAATATCCATCACCTATCTGAGATCCAGTAACTGCTCTGAGTGTTGCTGTTATACCTTCACCATGTACAACTTCATCTTCTGCTCTTGCTTGTCTTCCTGCTGGAGTATTTTCATTAAAGATTCTTAACCATTGCGGACCCCAATGTCCATCACCAACTTGACTTCCTATTAATGCACGTAAAAGTTGTGAAGTTGCTTGTTGGAATTGTGAAGGTGGTTCATTCTCTTGATTACCACTGCCACCACTGCCACCACCCCAAAAACCTGGATATTTCTTTTGGTTCCAATATAATCCTAATCCAATAACTTTAGAATACTCCTGTTCCTTCTGAACCATATGATCAAGGAAATACTCAGGGATTCTCTTTAACTGTGGTTCATTAGAAACTATTTCATCTGGATGGAGTATTGCTCCAAATCCACCTTCTCCATCTATTCCTCCTGTAGGTTGCTTATTAACTCTACCACCAGTATTCAAACTAGCAGCATTATTTGACATATCTCTAGCTAATATTGCAGTATCAAGAGCTATTGCAGCAGGAATTCCTGCACCAGTCATTGATAATGCTCCAGAACCTATCTCAGCAAGACCTCCCAACCAATCACCTTTAGCAAATTTACCAAGTCCAAACATTAAACCCAATGCTAAACCAACACCAGGAATTGCTTTTGCTCCTACTTTAGCTCCACCTTTAAGTGCTGCTTTTCCACCTGCTTTGGCAATTCCACGTTTGGCAGCTCTGCCAATACCATGTTTCATTATAGAACCAGACTTTCCAGTCTTCCCAAGACCAGATAAAGACTTACCTGCTTGTCTTCCTAATGCAGTACCTCCAAGAGCACTCATCAAAGCCATGGTCGCATCACCTGATCCACCACCTGATCCACCACCCATAGCGAGACCCATGGCCATATTAACAAAATCACCACCACGACCTCCACCAGAAGGAGAACTAGAACCACCCTTGAACATTTTCTGTTCTATAAATGCTCGTGATCTAGCCATCATCACATCATCATGTTTCTCTTTTCTGAGAGACATGTGAACCATAGAATGCTTATGCTCTTTGACCTCTCTAACTAAACTATCTACACCATCAGCAATTCTTTGTAAAGTGTCAGATGGATCATTCTGACCAATAGGCCCCATAGACGTAGGGCTATATATCCCATCTTGAGATACACCATCATAATGTACTATAGTCTGAGATGGTCTTATATGAGGATCTCTTTTAGGTTGTAAACCTGCTAATCCAGATCCAGAGAAATTAGTTATTGCTCCACCTTTCTTAGATGGAAGTCCAAACATTGCAGTCTGTCCAGCAATTTGTACCGCTTCTTCAACTTCTTCAGAAGTTACATCTATAACTGATACATCAACTGGAAATATGGACTTATCCTGAGTTAGACCAAGTGCCGTTTTCTTTTTTGTTTCTCCAACTTTTTTAGCTGCTTTCTTTAATTTGTCCCAGGCCCAATTATGCAAGTCCTTATAACCCTTGCTTTCTGGTAATTTACCAATACCTTGGAATCCATGTGCCATTATTTGTTCTTAGCCTGTTCTTGTTTTACTTTCTCAAGATGTTGCATCAATAAAGTGGTATAAACTTGCCTTTCCCAAGGCATCATATTTTCAATCTCACTCAAGCTATATTTATGGTATTGCATCAAAGCGAAATTGGTCTTATAGTAACCCTCCAACGATGTGTGAAAGAGGGCTATCCGAAAAAATTCTGTAACCCATTGATTACATATTCAGATTCTACACCAGTTTCAGGATTCCTAATATTAAACCTATGCTCTAACTTAGGTATAGTATCAAAGAATTTTGTAATATCCTTAAATTGACTGGTAGTTAATCCTTCAATAAATTCCTTAAATTCTTTCTTACTAGTAGTAGATGAATCATATACGTCTTCTCCATCATATATCTGATCTACACATCCAGCAATAACATCAATATATCCTTCAGGATCAAGTTGTTTCCCTATAATTGAAGATTTAACAAATTCTGGGAATGTAGGATATCTAAAAATAATACCCATGTCATCAGAAAGATTAATCTTAGGATCATGTCCTTCTGGTTTATCTATTTTAACGTCAAATAAACTGAATGTATATTTCACCTCTGTTTTATTATCATCTTTACAGGTGATAGTCATATCGACTTCTTCACCAACAGATACAGCACGAATATTCAAAAACAAATATTCTAGATCAAAAGTTGGTAATTGATCAATCTTAATTCTGCTCTGAACGCAATTTTTCAATAATTCTTTAACTGCTGATGTTATCGCAGCTTCTTCTTCTGTGTCCATAGCCATTAAAAGAAGTTTTTCCTCTTTTACGACAAATGGACGATATTTAATATTTTTCCCATTTGAGGGTAATTCCAGTTCATAAGTCGGGAGTGCGACTTTTGGTAATGCCATAATAATCAGTTTGAGGTCATATTTATATATATCGACTTTTTCAGAGAAAAATTTGCCGAGTAATTTTTTCGACTTTTATGGAATCGAAAAGTCGAATTTGCTGGCCTACCAGCGTCCATCAAATCCAAGAGAGAATCCACCACCGAAAGCCATGTCTCTTGCATCTTCAGTCTCACCCATGTTTGAAACATCGCCTTTAACAAATCTAATGTCATGATCCATCGTATAATGACGCATGTATGAGAACTGAGCAGTTACTTGAACTACTTGATTAGTACCATACTGTAAAGGAACAGCGTCAATAGCATATGGATATGCTCTTTCTAAAATATATGTTATTGGTTGTCTTTGTACAGCAGACTTTGGACCTGGTTCTGCTTTAACTATGGCAATATCAGAAACATACTCATCCATGTATGATAATCTTACTTCCCTATTTTGTACTTTATCAATAGATCCACGTTCTTGATTAAACATAAGATCTTGCCACTTATTCAAGAACTTAAGTACAGTCATATTAGCATCACAAAGGAATCCAAGTTGAATTTCCGTATAGACCCTAGTATGCGGATATTTTACCTGTCCTGATCCAACATACAATCCATTAACACTACTTTCTGCTGTATTAATGTTAGGTAATTGTGCTTCATTACAATAAAATTCTATAGTCTCATCAAGGTCAAAAGATCCTAAACTAGAATCTAATATCCTTACAATGAAACTATTACTAGACGCTAAACCACCGTCTTTTGATACTCTTTGTATAAAACGACTAACAGACACACTAAATATCTACTAATGATACAACTATATTTATGGCCTACTCTGGGATTTATAGGCCCATCAATCCTCAGAAGTATCGTGGTAATCCAAGAAATGTGGTCTATAGATCGTTATGGGAACGTAAGTTCATGGTTTACTGTGATAACCACTCACATATATTAGAGTGGGGAAGCGAGACGGTAATAATACCATATCATGCTCCTGATGGGAAAATACGTCGTTACTATCCTGACTTCTACATAAAAGTTAGAGAGAAGGGAGGAGGAACGGCTAAGTATATTATAGAAATTAAACCAAAGAAACAAACAAAACCTCCTAATGCGAAAAATAAAAATACTGCTTCGTATCGTAATGCTGTAAAAACCTACGCAAAGAACCGTGCTAAATGGAGATCTGCTAAGAGATTTTGTGAAGATAGGCAGATGGAATTCTTAATATTTACAGAGGATAATTTAGCGGTATGAAAAAATGGCACAAGGATTTGGAGAACTACAAAATAAAGCGTCTGCTAATATTTCAAAAGCAGGACTAACTACTGGTGGTAATACACTATTCGAGAGAGTAAAACAAGCAGCAGGTGGAGAAAAGAAATCATTACAATGGTATCGTGCTACTACTCAGAAACTAGCACTACAATATAAAAAGAATTTTGACAAGTTTATCCGCGACGAAAGAAGAGACTCATTAGATACTGGACTCAATCAAGATCAGAACCAACTACGTAGATGGGCCGTCCAAGGACATATGTATCTCTTTGAATATAAAGACCCAAAATTTATTAAGAAACTAAGGTACTACGATACTTATCCCCTTGTCTATTGTATCAGATCAAATAAAGAAGAGTTCTGGGGAATCAACTTCCATTACATTGCATTAAAGAAGAGAATCGTTGCAGCATCTAAGTTAGCACAAGGTAGAATTGATGTACCCAAGGCATCTCTGCATAAATATTTACTTAGACACGTTGATCAACAATTACTTCTTGATGTTGCTATAAATGAATGGGATACTGTTGTCCTATTACCTATAGAAAACTTTGTGAGAGATCTAAACGGGTTACAATTTCCTATCAGACGAGAGGATGTTTGGGAAGATACCGATGAAAACTTCTACGACAAATATAAAGGCCGCAGAGTTATCAAAGGTTATGGTACACCAGAAAGTATAGAGATGGCACGATGACAACAGATCCATATGAAGGATTAAACATCCCAACGATTACACCAGATAATCGCAATTGGTTTCAAAGACAGCAAGATAATGTCAGAACATACTTGTATGATAGAGATCAAAGCTTTAAAGAGAGAAAGGCCAATGCTCAGGAGGACAGAAGACTAGCACAAGAAGCAAGACGAACTGAAAAATTAGAACGTGAAGCAAGAATTAATGCGTTCATAGATAATAATCCTGTAGAACAAACACAATATCCAGAAATAGCTATTGATGGTAAAGCTCTTAGGTATCCATCTAATCCACCTATAAGAGATCAAAGCGACTACGTTGTATTCAAATTCTATAAGTATCAACCACCTTGGGGAAGATCATTCCACGACCAAGCAGATGGTATGGGAATGGGTGCTCAAAATATGTCAGACGTTTGGTTTGATAAGAACAAGTATGTAGAACAAAGTGGATTTAATCACTCTGAGGCAAAATTTGAACAAGCATATACTGATTTTGTAGCAAAAGGAAAGAGTGTCTTAAATGTATACAATAGAGCAGATCAATATACTGAGACACCTGATCCAACTATTATGTTATACATGCCAGATGATATCTCCACTGGTTACAAAGCAAACTGGGGTGGTAAGTCTGTTGGAGCAGCAGGAAGAGCAGAACTAGTAGCAAAAGGATCAGAAGGAATTATCAAGAAGGAAGTAGAAAGTATAAGAAGATCATTCCAACAGTGGGATAGATGGGCTGCTGACTATGGTATGAATATAATAAAAGATAGTGTTAAAAAAATTAGTGGTGATGTATTAAGTGATGATGATTTATATGGAGGAATATCTGGTGTAGTTCAAAACCCAAACGCTGAGCTACTATTCCAGAACATTGATATGAGAACATTCTCATTGAAATTTAGATTGGTCCCTCGTAACCAAGAAGAAGCAATTAATATAAAATCTATAACAAATCTCTTTAAAAGAAATATGTTACCTAGCACTGGTGTAAGTCAGGTGTTTGGATGGTCAAGAGGTGATGGTGTTGCTGCTGGATTCATAAAAGTACCTGACCTAGTTAGAGTAGCATTTATGAGAGGAGGAAATATTAATAATGATGTTCCACAATTTAAAATGTGTGCTCTATCACAAGTAGATATAAACTACACTCCTGATGGAACTTATGCTACATATCATGATGGAAGTATGGTTGCAACAGAATTAACTTTAAACTTCCAAGAAACAAAACTTGTATACAAAGAGGAGGCTGATCTCTACTAATGTACTTCAGAAATCTACCAAACATAGGATACGATCAGAAACCTATAAAATATCCATTCTCAACTTCTGAAGTTAAGATAGCAAAGAACTTCTTCAGGAGATATAAAGTGAATGAAGATGTATTTTCTTTGGCCGTATACTTTCAGAAGTATGGTATTGTGGACGGAGAAAGACCTGATACATTAGCAGACAAAGCATATGGTAACCCACATTATGACTGGATCATTCTTATAACAAATAATATGATCAACGCACAGTATGATTGGCCTTTATCTTCTTATGAAATATATGAGACATTAGATAAAGAATATGATGATGCTTTTGCTGAGATACATCACTATGAAACAATAGAAATAGCACAGTACAAAGCAGGTACTATTGTAGATGAAACATTCTATAATGCTACACACAAATTAAATATTAATGGAACTGTACAGGATAAACTTGGAAGTTCTTTTTGTAATGCAATATCAGTAGCAGAATGGTTCACTAAAGAGAATGAAAAGAAGAGAGAAATATATCTATTGAAACCAGCTTATACTTCTCAGTTTATTGATGACTTCAGAAGAAATAATAAGTACGAGAAGTCTAGTACGTATATTAATAAGAGATTAAAAGCAACTGGTTGATCGACTTTTTAGACAAAAAAATACCCCGAAAATTTTTCGGGGTTTTTTAGTATTCAATTTTCGATTTTCCTATATTATCCCAAGAGATCCTGCGGTAATTCCTACTGCCATAAAGAATCCGAACTCCAACAGACCATGTGCTTCTGCTGGAGTAGATATTAATATGTTATTGAAATACGAGAGAACTGATGGCTCCATTGTAATAAACGTATGCTCCGACTAGACTGAAGAAAATAAGTTGTGGCATTGTACTAAGTAATAATACTATAAGTATATATACCTGTTAACATTTTGTCAAGCACCTGATGGTACTGGTACTGGAACCATCTCCTGTTGACGGACACGGATTCCTTTACCTCCATCATTGTCATCATCGTCATTGTTAATGGCACGAAGAATTAATTCTATCAACACTAAAACAGCCATCGGGTAGAAGCACCACAAGATGGCTGTTAAAGGTGATATACTGTCTTGGGCGGCTATTAAGTCGCTCATTGGATTGTGTTCCTTTT